GTATTACCTAGCGTATCTAGTGCATCTTCAAGCTCGTTTACCGCCTCCTCGGATTCAAAGAGGCGAGGCATAAATACGTTTGCTATTGCTGCTGCTATTGCGATGAACGCGCCAAGGAGCGCGCCCCCAGGGCCAAAGAGGGAAGCTACCTGCGAGCCTTGCTGTCCAAGAATTACCAGCGCGTTAGTGCCCATCTGCGCTTGAATCGCAACGTCTTGAAGCTGCATCCCTAGCTGAGCAGTAGAGCCCCGCATTGCGCGGAACTTAGAGCGAGCATCAATAACTTGGCCGCCAAGACGCTTTGTTGATGCGGCAGCTCTGTCTCCTGACTTTGAAACTTGATCTAGGGCGTGAGCGGCCTTCTTTCCGCCAACTTGGTCGATTTGCAGGACTAGTCTTTCAGTGGGCATACTGGCGTCACTCCCCGATACCTAGCTAGCTTCATGATAGCTTCAACTTCCCAGCTTGCCAGCTCATTTCCGGTAAGTCTTATGTAGCTATCAATTTCGCTATAAGTATACTCCGCGAGAGAGATGTACGCCTCAAATACGTCATTGTGCGCGTCCGAAAGCGTTGGCTCTTGATCCAACTCTGCTGGACGCTTGCCGGTCGTTTTTTCTACTTGCTTTAGCGTTTCGTACCGGCTAACTGATGACCCCTCTGGACTTGCGCTCATGTACATTTGCCAGCGCCCAAATCGGACAAAATCATCAATTAGCCGTGTGTAAAATTGGCGTTTTCACTCACGAACTCAAGAAGTTGCGACACTACAGCAGGAGCGTTCTCATACAGCTTTTTCGCGTTAGTTTTTGTAAGCTTAAACTCCTTGCCGTTTTCCACAATCCCGCGCCACGCAACTGTGACGGCGACCAGTGCCTCGACATCCATCGCGTCGTAATCGAGTTCCTCTAATTTGTTTTGGGCTTTCGCGGAAATTATCTTCGATGTATGGCGCTTCTTCTGCTTTCGCCATTCCTTTGAGTCAGCGCCCATAATGGTAATAAAGACATCGGTAGGCTTGCCATCGACCGGGGAGAGGATATTTACCTCTGCCCCGGCCTCGTGCGCTACCGAAGTAGCCAGATTATCAAACTCCATAAAACCGCCCTTTATGGTTTAGATTGTTATGCAGGAGTGCGCGTAACCTTGATGTTTGAAGCATCCGATGTGTCGTATAGACCAACGAAGTCCATAGCGATAGTAATTGCGCCTTCGCCAGAAACATCAGGCTGTCCACTATTATATTTAACGTTGCCGATTTCGATGATGTAATCGTTACCAGCTACGTCAGTTAGCGTCAGAACAATGGCGCTACTTGTTTCGTTAAGGAACTTCTCATAGAGCGCTTTAGACTCAAAGTACGTGGTCAAAGTGCCGGTAAGCCTGCTCTTCCCAATAGCGGGGCGTTGAGTTGTAGCCGACCCTACAGCAAACAACGGTTCAATCCCGTTCTCTAGGCTGAACTCAAGTGCCGTAACGGTAGCAATGGCCGACCCGCCTTCCGTTATTGACCCTGTGAAGGAATCAAATGGGGTTTTGTTGCCGTCTGCGCTATAAGTGCTGGACCCAACTTGCGAGGTGTTCAGGCTAAGGTCTTTGCCAATGATCCCGAAAGTGGCATTTACCATGGAATTTGGCGCAACGCTTAGGGCTACCGAATTGATCTCGCTGCCGGTATGCCGGTGATACTCCACCGTCGCCAGATCATTAAACTCACGCTCAATAGTAAACGAGCGGCGAGTCGTTCCAGTC